TCCATATTTTTTTAATCTTTGCCATGTTCCTACTAAATGGGGACCCATGCACTGCGTGAGTGCGTGGATCCACCAAGATGAAATGAAGTTGAGAACTTATGTATAACGCCTGTGGATAACTTAAGCAAGAAATAAATTAATTTTTCCCTTGACACGTTTTCCCCGGAAAACAGCCAAATAATGTTCTTGATATGTTTGGGTTAATATGATATAAAGAAGACAACAAAGAGAAGAACAGTATCTGCAAATACTGTTTCCTTCTGGCTGAACAACAATCACAAAGTTGTAAGGCACGGTACTAGATGAGTATGTCCAAATGGATGAGGGGTCTAGGGTCGGTACTGAAGTAGCGAAATCTTCATAATGGTTGATTTGTCGTGAAAAGGTTGAGGGTGATTCAAACTAATCCCTCGGAGGCTTTGTTTAAAAAAAGAATTATGAACATTAACGACAGACTGAATAAAATGAGCAAGGAAGAAATGATAAGCCTGATCAAGGAGATCAAGATCACGTGCGAGTCAAATAGGGGGATTGACACGGACAGCGTCATCAGGCCTCAAAAAAAATTAATGAGCACCTTAAATTTCATACTTACACTCATCAAGGGTGAATTGTAAGTGTTAAGCATCAAGAAATTTGATGAATGGCTGAACAAGTCGAGGAAGGGGAGTAGGATCACCTATTACCGCGGATTCATGTTCGCACCTTCCATACAGAAGCTCTCACCCACGCTGGATGAGAAACGCGTTGGCAATCTGAGGCATCACGTCTCGGTGGCGTATGCGAAAGGGGTTGTCACGCTTGTTCAAAAAAAGCATGATGATCTTGATTATGAATACATCGCGGTGAGGCTGTGATGTGGGACATGTTCTGGTTCTTCATGATTCCGCTGAAGCTGATAGTGGCCTGCTGGATCGCGTATAAAGTGACAACATATTTTTTAGGATTTTTATGAGTGTAGGATACAATCTAAACATGGCGAACAGTTGCAGGCAGCCTCCACGAAGAGTGAGGGTGCTGGATAAGCAGCGGCACAATCCAATCTTCACGAAGCCGCTGTTCAAGAAAAGAATAAATCGGAGTGGGACGGTCAAATTGATACAAATAAGGAATACATGAGTTTATACAAAAGGTTAGTAAAGGAAAAGAAACGTCTTGGTAGAAAAGCACTTCGCTTTCCTAGGACAAACCAGGAGTTGCTCGATCGTAAGAGGTGGGAGAGGATTTATGTGATCCTCACCCGCCGTTACGAAGAGGGACGTGAAGAAATGTTAAATGAGATAAGGAGTGAAGGATGATTAAGGAACTGAATGCAGCAAGCAAAAAGATTCATGACATCTGCGTACAAGGAGAGGACGAAATGTGGTCCTTCAACCAGCTCATAGACAAATTGAGCGTCGAGGTGAAGATCCACGGCGTCCCATTCCCCACTCTCATGCTCATTGAGATAGTCGAACAGTTCATAGACGACCGTCCGAATCGACGTGAGCGCACGTTTGATGAGACTGACTTGCAGGAAGGGTATGCCCGTGTTTCAGAGAAATGGATTAACTGATGGACATCAAGACTGTTCCAATGGTACGTCTTCACTGGGTGGACGCACGTGATACCGAGACTGGGTGGATTGACATCAAGGAGATCATCAAGGCCCCACTTGCAAACTGCATGGAGGTTGGCTGGATGATCGTGAACAATGAGGAGAAGGTCGTGATCATGCGCTCATGGTGCGTGGACCGGGATGATAATAATGGCGGCGGAGCGACAGCGATACCCAAGGGGTGGGTGAAAAAGATAGAATATTTAGGAGTAATGCATGCCAACGTACGAAATTAATCTAAAGGAATTTAAATAATGGCCCCTTATTTTTTTCACGGACAAACCCCAGAGTCCCGAAGACGGGTACTGCCTGGATACCCAAAGAATTTTGTTTTTAAAAGTTATGATGAGTATAAACAGTATTTTGTCGGGGACAGGATAATTTGTCTTCTATGCGGCAAGGAATACAGAGCACTTGGCAATCACCTTCGAATATCACACGAGACGGACATTGAGGATTATAAAAAGAAGTATGGCATATTGTGGACCAAATCGTTACTGTGTAATGATTCACATGAAATACAATCTCGTAATACAAAAGAAAGAATTGCTAATGGCGAATTTATTCCTGCTGACATTGAAGGAAGAAGAAAACAAGCAGTATTTGCTCGCCGCCATAAGAAAAAAAAGAGAAATTTACTTACTCATAGATTAAGCTCTCAAAAAAATATTGAACAATACAATATTTTACAGAAACGCGTGAGTGAGATGACCAAGGTGAAAGAAGAACCAAAAAGAAAGGAACATCCACCACATATAAAATCTTTTATAGAAAGGAACAAAGGTGGTATTCCCTGGAATAAAGGCAAAAAAACATCAGAAGAAACAAAGAGAAAACAGTCAAGATCGGCTAAAATGAGACATTCATTGATAAAGGAATTCAAGTAATGCCAACATATGAGATTAATCTGTGGCAAGACAAGAAAGTCATTGAGAAGGTGGTCAAGCAGTTTGAAACTGACGAGAAGGTTCTTGAATTCATCAATGAACATTTTGACAAGGAAGAGGAATTTCCCCGCCTGGACCGGGAAAAAGGGTATCTTAGGCCTAAGAAAAGTAGTATAATAATCACGTGGTCAAAGATATCAACGTATGTCAGGAAGAACGCGCCAAAAAGATTGGAACTGGATGCTCATGAAAAAGAGCTTAAAGGAACTCTGGAAAAATCAATCACCGCCGAGGTGATAAATGAGTGGGGCCATAACGAGATGCTAAGGTATGCAAAAAAGAATTACGGACCCAATCCGAATGCCACAGGATATAATGAGTTTCCAAGCAGGAAGAAGGACAAGACATATGAAGGGAAATAAAAAAACAGTAAAAGAGGGACTGACTCCAAGACAACTCGAGATATACAAGGAGATTGTTGATTTCATCAAGGGAAACAAATATTCACCCTCATATGAGGAGATAAAACAGTTATCCAATCTCAGATCAAAGAGCGAGGTGCATAGGTATGTGCATCAACTCCAGCGGCGTGGTTGGATCAGATTAGGGTATGGCAGAAATCGGTCAATTTCCATTGTAGGAGGACACCTATAGTGATATATTTGCTTAAATGTTTTTTTTATTTTCGTACCGGGATCAAAAGTGGTGCCACAGTGACACAATTGATGATTAATTCAATGATATCAATGCTTTATTATGTGGCACCTATGTGTCACTACTCTAGACAACGCAAGGCACTTTTTTGTTTTTTAGTAAATAAAAAGAGTAAAAACTCAACTATAGAGCGGGTTACAGCATGGTAGACAAGAGAATTAGTGGTGCCACAAGTGGTGCCACAAATATGGCAAAAAGACACCCTATTCGTGCTAATGGCTTGACTGACAAGCAACAGATATTTGTTAAGATATTCGCTGAGAATGAAGGACGCTTGACTCCAACAGAATGCGCAAGGCAAGCTGGATATTCGGAGGCATCAGCCAACGTTACTTCTTCTCAACTGTTGAATGGGAAGAGATACCCAAAGGTCGTGGATGCCATTATTACAAAACGTGCTGAATTGGAGAAGACACATGAGGTTAAATTGCAGAAGCATGTACAGGAATTGGCGAGGTTGCGTGAGAAGTCATTATCTGAAAAGTCTTATAGTGCTGCTGTTAATGCTGAGCGGTTGCGCGGACAAGCTGCGGGACTGTACATTGACCGCAAAGAAATCAGGACAGGAAGTATTGATTCTATGTCCCGTGAAGAAGTTTTAACAAAATTAAAGGAATTAGGATTAGATGGTAAATTTAGAAAAGAAAAAAAAGGAGTGGTCCTTGATATTCAGGAAGAAGAGAAATCCGATGGCGAAGGAGCTAAGGACATCACCGAAGTATCAACAGAGGGTAGTAAAAGACAGGACTAAGTATGACCGTAAAGCCGGAAACAAACTTCTGGAAGAGTTTAAAGACATCGTTAGAAGGTGGTGAATATATTGTTTCACGCCTTGAAAGTTATGTTACACCAGGATTCCCTGATTGCGTAATATTTCACAATGTTACAGGATTCTTCACAGTTGAACTGAAGATAGCGCAACCTAATAATAGAATAAGTCTATCACCCTTCCAAATTGCATGGAATATGCGTCATGCAATGGCAGGATCACGTTCTTATATCCTGGTTGGAGGGCTCTCCAACGCAAGGGTTAAATTGTTTCACGGGTGTAAATCCAAGGTTCTAGGGGATAGTACCATAGACCAAGTGCCCGGGTTGTACGATGGAAGGCTCGAGGACCTCGACCTCAGCGTCGTGGTCTCAAACTCCCAAACTCCCTCATGTGAATAACCTGTTGATAACCTGTGGATAAGTAGCATGGGTCCCGCACCGGGCGATCCCGGCAGCGTTGTCAAGGTCAAACTCCCAAACTCCCCATAAAACCCAACAAATCCGCCATTTCTCCGTGAGCCTGGGTTCAGGGCCCGGGTTCAGGATGCAGCGGCCTCCGCCAGGAAGCAGTCGTGAAACTCCCAAACTCCCCTTACATATACTTGAATTTGTTGGCCGTGCATATTGATGCTGGGCGCACCGGGGCGATCCCGTGATTTCCGCCCTAGGAAAAGGGTAGATTTCCGCCCTTTTATCTTGATTACCAAGCTAAAACTTGGCACGCAGCAGGTGATGATTCTTGGTCAAACTCCTGAAACCCTATATAAACCGCCAAATTTCGTGAGACCCTGACTGATGCGTTTAGCCCGGGCTGCGTTCCAGTCGCCTCCCTCCTTTAAAGTTATCCACAAAATTAATTTGAGATGTCTATTGTAATGATGTCCATTAGGTGTTATATTAGATACAGAAATAGAGATGTACATAACTTGTGGTGTTATAGCCGAGAGTTTTTAATATATCCAGAATATATCTGTCTCTCTATTTCTACTAAATAGAAATAGATTGGAGTATATATGGTATTACCAGAAGATAGTTCAAACGCATTATGTGAGGTGTTAGAGAGAATCAGCGATTCTCTAGAAAAGAATACCGACATATTAAATAGGATTGCAGACCATTATGACGGGGTTGTTCCTGTTATGACACGCAATGCAAAGCGAGCTGAATCTATGGCTGAAGAGCAAGATAAAAGCTTTGGACAACAAGTAAAGGATATATTTAGTCCTGTAGAGCATTAAAACATAGTAAGGGGAATTTGGCTGAGGGTTGGCACACTTGTAATAATTTCTTGAAAGCCCCTCAAACTCCCAAACTCCCCTTGTGTATAACTCTGTGGATAACCTGTGGATAAGTTCCCGGGCTGGGCGCCCGGCGCATGTCTTCCTAAACTCCCAAACTCCCTAAAAAACCTATGTTTTCTGGGAAAAAGTTTCAGGGCTATTGTTTCCCCGGGACCGCGCGGTGAGTGCTTCACGGAGAGTTTGAATTAAATAAATGGCTGATTTCTGGGGAAAATAGTTGCCCGGGAGGTTGACAAAGCTCCAGCTGCCTGGTATAAACAGGTGCAGCTGCAGGAGCTGCCAGTAATGCGGGAAGAAAGAGAAGGTAGAATGGACTGACTTAGCTTATTAATACCACTGAAGATCGTGGTCATCTGCGTTATTTTGGTGGTAATGTATAGGATGGTGTTTGGGTGAAACTCCCAAACTCCATTAGTATATAAATCGAGGTCCAAGTAGATTCGGATTAGTTCCCGGGACCAGCGGGCGCCCAGGTACTTACTTCCTGATGAAGATGAGTCAAGGAAAAGTTATCCACAAGATAATTGAAAAGACTATTTACATCTGATTCGGATTCGAGTATAGTAGAGATAGAAATAGAGTAAAGGTATTTGATACTACTGATTGGTGGAGTCTAGCTTAAGTCTAAAACCCGCTTAAGTTTCAAAGAAGCCAATCACTCTGTTTCTTAAGAGGGCGACTCGAAAGATATCTCCCCTCAGATAGTGAAGCAATCGGTCAACGCCGACCACTATTAAAGAGCAAAAGAATTACTAGACACATCGGTAAGCGAGATAATTCTAGTAATAAGGGGCAAGATAAACGGAGTTATTCGGCTCTTGCCTCACTAAACTCCCAAACTCCTTTATACACAAAGTATTAAGGATTTATTCACAGGTTATCCACAGGCACCGGGCGCGCCGGGGTTAAAACTCCTTAAACTCCCAAACTCCATAAGTATATTGTTTTGATATTGGTTTGTTTCGCCCGGGCCCTTCAGGACGCAGGTGGCGAAGGGTGAACTTCAGGCATAAAAAAAGGGCGAACTTTCGTTCGCCCTAGTTATAGGATTAATGATTTAAAGTTATGTGGGAATTAACTATCAGTTAACCCTAATCTTTTCATCAGATAACCGATGTCTGATTGTAAGTGAATTAGTAAATCTTTCCCACCTTCGTTTGCGTTTTGTGATGCCCATTCAACTATTGAATTGCATAAGATACCACTTATAAGTTTCCAGTCTGGACTATTTGTTTTAGGTAGTTTAGAGAATACTTCCTCTAGTTTAATGTCGCCTACTTGTTTAGTCTTAACATAGGAAGTCAATTCTTCAACAAGTGGTGCTATGTTCACATTGTTTGCTGTTACGATTTCGTTAGGCATTTGTTAATTCCCTTTCTATTTGTGTTATGAATACCATAGATTGATGATAGATTATATAGCTAATTGCATTAAGTTGTGGATAAGTATGTCAATAGCTAATAGTAATAAGTTGTGGATAACCTGTGGATAACTCGCGCCCGGGATAAGAGC